ATACAAGCATGGGCTGAAGAAGTTCGCCATTATTTAGAGTTGGATCAACGCAATAAGATTGATTTGGACACTGAAACAGCAAACCGAGTCGAACAACTGTGGTTGAAGGGCTTGAAGTTCAAAAGTGAACCTTATTTGAGTAAGGAGATGGCGGCACTAGTGCATACTACTATGTTACCTGCTATGAAACTGTATGAGTACGTGTCGTGTTCCCCTGTTAAAGGAGGTGGACCACGTATGCGTCCGATTTGCTTGTGGCTAGTTGGTGAATCTGGTGTGGGAAAGACAGAGATGGTTTATCCGCTGTGCATCGATGTATTGCGCACAATGGGTATGATCAAAAAGGATGATTTCCATCATCAGGTTTATGGTCGCCAGGTTGAAACTGAATTTTGGGATGGATATAAAGGACAGAAGATTGTCATTTATGATGACGCCTTTCAAAAGAAAGATGACAAAACCGCAGCTAACCCTGAAATTTTTGAGGTTATTCGATCTTGTAATACATTCCCACAACATTTGCACATGGCAGCTCTCCACGATAAGAATACATTCTCGGCTGCTGAACTACTATTGTATACGACGAACGATTATAATGTTAAGTTGGAATCTATCACTTTTCCTGATGCTTTCTTTAACCGAATGGGCGACATGGCGTATAAGGTTCAGCCCAAGAAAGAATATGGTATTTTGACAGAGAAAGGTAATTCTGGAACGACTTATCTAAAGTTGGACAAGAGTAAGTTGGATAAAACGAAAGCCATCGATCTTTCTGTGTATGAGTTCCAAAAAATCATTCGGGATGAGAAAAGTGATGCTGGCTGGATCGAGTCTGGTGCACCCATTGATTACGAGACCTTTGCGGCAACAGTATGTACTAAATGGAAAGAAGCGAAACAATCTTCGATGGACAAGCTCAAATTTCTAGAAGAATATGCTATTCGAGCCCAAGTCGAACCAGAGGAAAAATCAGAATATGGAGATTGCTTTGATTTTGTTGATGATATTGCTAGGCGCATGGTCAAAGGTGAAACTCTAGAAGAAATTGAGTTTGATTATGCTTCAGATCCGGAAATATTTGCTCAATATTTCCAGTTTAAGTCATCAATGAAACCGGCTTCTCGCTGGCAAAAGTATAAGGATCGTATGGACATTTGTTTAAGTGATTGTAGAACTTACTTAGCAAGAAAGTACGAGGAGATCAAGAAAGTTATTTCTGAGCACCCTATCCTTACAGCTCTTGGAATGGTTGGAGTGGCTCTCTCTGCTATGGCTATGTACCACTGGTTCTCAAAAACTTTCGACTCGGTCAAACCTGAGGTCGCTCCGTCTGGTGACGCTAAGACCGTGCGCTTACCCCGCAAATTGGTTGAAGTGGGTGTATCAGGTGATGCTAAAACACAGAAAACTGTGAAGCCCGTAGTCGAGAGTGAATGGTATCGTGACGATGATGGTACAATCAAGGTCTCTTGTGATGAATGTGGTATGCATCGGACATCTGCTTTCAACACGATGACTGATGAAGAGTTCGATAACTTCAATTATGAAGACTTGAACAAGTATCAGAAACGTGAGCTTGCTCAGTGGTCCGCCAAAGACTCTTGGCTCGGCAAATTTTTCCTAAATCGTGACCGAAAGAAGAAAATTGGAATTTGGGCAGAGATGGAAAGATCTGGTGATGCAAAAACTCAGAAAAACGTGAAACCAGTGGTTGAAAGTGAATGGTATCGAGATGATGACGGTACGATTAAGATTTCATGTGATGAATGTGGAATGCACCGAATGTCTGCTTTTAATACCATGACTGATGAGGAATTTGACAATTTCAGTTACGAGGATTTGAATAAATATCAAAAACGTGAACTCGCCCAATGGTCAGCTAAAGATTCATGGCTTGGAAAATTTTTCTTAGATCGTGACCGTAAGAAGAAAGTTGGAATCTGGGCAGAAGTTGGACAATCTGGTGATTCTAAGACAAACAAAGCTCAGGTTAAACGAGTTGAGGTTGATGTCGAAGAACTCACTGCAGTGGCGGCCACACAAGGGTGTTCAGATGATGCAGCACAAAATCTTATGGTTGATGTTTTCCAGAAGAACACCTATAGAATGTCTTATTTCCGAGGTGACAAACGGCATCAACTTGGCAACTGTACTTTTGTTCGTGGTTGGTCTTTTATTATGCCTTATCATTTCCTTCAAGCTTTATTTGCACGCAAGTTGCCTCCTAACACTATAGTGTCTTTTTCGCAACAGATGTCGGAAGATTTGATGCAGATTCCACTATCACATTTCTTCAATGCTGGTACAGACGATTTTACCCTGAGTGAAAATTGCGTACAAATACCTTTCAAGAATGGAGATTTTCGTGATTGTGTGCTAGTCAACTTGCACTCAAGAATGTGTACTCCACATAGGGATTTGGTTCGCCATTTTGTTAAAACTTCAGATCAAGGTATGCTTAAAGGAATCTTCAGTGGTGCTATGGCAACCTTCCATGTGAACAATATGGGTCTCTACCGTGTTTACAATTGGCTGAATGCTGTGCGGCCATGCGACAAGAAGATTGAGATTTTTCACCCCGAGGACGGTTTTGAGTATCCTGAAGAATCGTATATTCAGCGCGATTGTTACGAGTACAATGCTCCAACACGCACAGGTGATTGCGGTTCTTTAGTTGGTTTGTATAACAAATATTTAGAACGTAAAATAATTGGTATGCATATTGCTGGTAACGATGCTGAAGAACATGGCTATGCATGTCCCTTGACTCAAGAATGCATTGAAGAAGCGTGTTCGGAACTGATTAAGCGAAACAGGAAGAATATTTCTTCTCAGTTCTACTATGAAATGCCTGGATGTGTCGATCCTCTTGAAGAAAGTGATGTGCCAGAAGGAAAATTTTGCGCTCTGGGGAAATCTTCAATTAGAGTCGGACAAGCAGTGAATTCATCCATTATTCGTTCTAAAATATATGGAAAATTATCTGCTCCTATAATGAAACCAGCACTATTGAAGCCCACGATTCTGAATGGTAAGGTACACAATCCTCTACTGTCGGGACTTAAAAAGTGTGGTGTTGATACTGCTGTGTTGGGTGATGACGAAGTTCTGAGCGCAGCCCGGGATGTTTGCCGTGTGATGTTGAATCAGTATAGTAGGAACTTGGACAAGAGTAAATATCAGCGTATTTTATCTTATGAAGAGGCCATTCGTGGAACACAAGATGATGAATTTATGTGTGCTGTGAATCGTACTACTTCACCGGGTTTTCCCTATGCTCAGATGAAGCGAAGTGCACCCGGTAAACAACATTGGATGGGCTCCAACGAAAATTTCGATTTCACTAGTGCGAATGCCTTGGCTTTGCGACGAGATGTGGAAAATTTGATTGAAGATTGCGCAAATGGCCGAATCTCCAACGTTGTGTTTGTTGACACACTGAAGGATGAACGTCGCGACATTGCTAAAGTTGATGTTGGCAAAACTCGCGTTTTCTCTGCTGGCCCGCAACATTTTGTTGTCGCGTTCCGTCAATATTTTCTTCCTTTTGCTGCATGGTTGATGCACAATCGCATTGACAATGAAATAGCCGTTGGAACCAATGTCTATTCTCCAGATTGGGAAAGGATAGCAAAACGAATGAAGACGAAAGGTTGTCATGTGATTGCTGGTGACTTTGGAAACTTTGATGGTTCTTTAGTCGCACAAATTTTGTGGGCGATCTTTTGGGAAATATTTGTAACATGGCTCTCTCAATTCATTGATTTTGAAACCCCAGCTGGAGAAAGGACTATTCGCGTTTGTTTAGGCTTATGGTCACATTTAGTACACTCTGTGCATATTTATGACGATAATGTTTATATGTGGACGCATTCTCAGCCATCTGGTAATCCATTCACTGTTATAATCAATTGCTTGTACAATTCCACTATTATGCGTCTGTCTTGGATTCGTGTTATGGAGAAATTTCAACCACGCCTCCGCTCCATGAAATGGTTTAATGAATACGTTGCCCTAATAACTTACGGAGACGATAATGTGCTAAATATCGATGCCAAGGTTGTGCAATGGTATAATCAAGTAACCATAAGTGAAGTCATGGCTGAAATGAAACATGAGTACACAGACGAAGCTAAAACTGGTGAGATTGTCAAAACCCGGAAATTAGAAGATATTTTCTTTCTTAAACGGAAATTCAGATTTTGCCCAGAATTGATGCGCACTGTTGCTCCACTTAAGATCGAAGTGATTTACGAAATGTTGAACTGGACCCGGAAGTGTGCTGACCCAAATGTCATATTGATGACAAATATTGAAACGGCTTTTCGAGAGATCGTTCTTCACGGACGCGAAGAATATGATAAGTTGCGTAAGGCAATCACAGGTTTGAAGGTGCCTGGGGATTTACCCGAAAATCCTTTAATTCTTCCATACGAGGATTATTTGCATGATGTTAAGCACCTTGCAGATCCTATGTATGACTTTTGACTAAGATGTGATCTTGTGTTGTTATACAAATGCGAGAGGTTAATAAAAACAACATATTGCTATCTTAGAATACGGGTGGGCTATTTAGTCTTACTTACCCAGGATGCCCGGCAGCGTTCCTGTATTATCCAGGGTACCCTCTCTGCTTTCTATATGTTTAGGTTGACGATAGAATTAAGCAATAGACCTGCTAACTTTCAAACAAACAATAACAATGTTGAAGATGAAGATCGGAAGATTACTTCCGAGCAAAAGGAGATTGTACACTTTTCTAGTGAAGGAGTTACCCCTAGTACCACTGCGGTGCCTGATATCGTTAACCTTTCAACAGATTATTTGTCTATGACCACACGTGAGGAGAGAATTCATACTATTAAAGATTTCCTTTCTCGACCTATTATTATACAGACTGGCTTATGGAATTCTACTGGAACCTCATCTACTGCTGGTTCCCAACTATATACTGCTAATTTCCCCGAAGTCCTAATTTCAAATGCTATGTATCAAGAGAAACTGCGGGGTTTTGTTGGCTTAAGAGCTACACTTGTTGTTAAGGTGCAGGTAAATTCCCAACCGTTCCAGCAAGGTAGATTGATGCTACAATATTATCCTTATGCTCAATACATGCCGAATCGAGTTTCTCTTGTCAATTCTACACTTCAAGGTCGTTCGGGTTGTCCACGCACAGACTTAGATTTAAGTGTAGGTACCGAAGTTGAAATGCGCATACCTTATGTTTCTCCTCACGTTTATTATAACCTTATTACTGGACAGGGTTCTTTTGGTGCAATATATTTAGTTGTGTATAGTCAATTAATGGATCAAATTTCTGGTACAGGATCTGTAGAATACACAGTCTGGGCTCATTTGGAGGATGTTGACGTTCAGTATCCTACTGGAGCTAACGTTTTCACTGGTAGTGCTCCTAATTTTGCTAACCTCGGACAGAAGATGATTGAGGGCAATTTTAGTGAGGCAGACTTACGTGAAACTTGGAAAACTAAATCTTTCCAGAAGAGTCCCGACAAAATCTTTGCACAAGTGGCTACCGAGATAAAAGAACTTAAAGAAAATGGCACCGTTAGTGCTGGGATTGGTCAAATTTCAGAAGGCCTAAACACTATGTCAAAGATTTCTGTTTTGGGAAATGTGTTTACACGACCGGCATGGATTTCAGCTCAAGCTTCAAATATTTTTAAGATGCTAGGTTTCTCTAAACCCACTATTCAGGGTTTGCCATGTGAATCCAAACTTCGAGGGCAGACTCGCATGACAAACTATGATGGTGTGGATACTTCACATAAAATGGCTCTTTCTGTACAGAATGAAATAGAAACCAAATCTGGTCTTGCAGGTACTTCTGCAGATGAGATGGACCTTTCACGTGTCCTATCTATTCCTAACTTTTGGGACAGATTTACGTGGTCCACGTCTAACACAACAGGTACTAATCTTTGGGATAATTACGTAACACCGATGAAAATCAAACCTTACTCTACTACGATTAAGGATAGGTTTGTTACTACACATATGGGTTATGTTGCTAATACTCATGGATACTGGCGAGGTTCTATAGTTTACACTTTCAAATTTGTTAAGACGCAGTTTCATTCCGGTCGCTTGCGAATTAGTTTCATTCCCTTTTATTATAACACCACAATTTCAACAGGTGTTCCCGATGTCTCAAGGACGCAGAAAATTATTGTTGATTTACGCACATCCACAGAAGTTTCCTTCACTGTTCCTTATGTTTCTTCGCGTCCATGGATGTTTTGCATTCGACCAGAATCCTCATGGTTGGGTACCAACAATGCAATGATGTTTAACGCGGTTTCTGGGATTGTGCGGGTTGAAGTTTTAAATCAACTTGTTGCGGCAAACAATGTACATCAATCAATAGATACTATTGTCGAAGTAAGTGGTGGCCCCGACTTGACTTTTGCTGCACCTTCTGCACCTTCTTACGTACCTTATGCTGGTTCTTTGACTGCACAAGCTGATGCGCGCAAAGAGGAGGAGAAAAAGCAGGAGTATGATAATAATATTCCAGCTGTCGTCACTCCAAAAATTCACGCGCAGGTTATGGGTGAAAATGAAGCAATAGCTAGAAACGATGCCCAGCATGGTACACATCCTATGCCAATAGACACTCATACAATTTCTTCTAATTGGTCCCCTGAAGCACATTGTATCGGAGAGAAGATAATGTCAATTAGGCAACTGATTAAACGTTTTGGAGCATTTTACAGCACGACTATGAACAGCACTAATCCTCAGACTATTATAGCCCCGTTTTCTGTTACTTCACCAGTAGACACAACTGCAGAAAACAAAAACATTACTATGTGGGAGTACTATTATTACATTTATGCTTTTTGGCGTGGTTCTATGCGTATCAAAGCAACCAATGTTATTACTCCTTCTAGTGGTGCCACTACACCGCCAGTTAAAGGAGGTTTTGTTTCTATGTATCTCTTTAACACGGTTCAGGACGCTTTTAATACAGTTGTGAACGACTTCACCACTGGTCTCCCTATTCAAGTTGGTAATTTGGCTGCTCCCGGATTAACCAATATGGGTACTTCTGCGGTTGTGGTTGATCAACAAGTTGAAGGGATGGTTGAGGTTGAAGTTCCGTATTATAACGTTTCACACATTAGCCCAGCCACTGTATTCGATTCTGGTACATCACGACCGATAACTGTGACTGACGTTTTGCGCGGTCACCTCCCTCCCGCTGTTTTGCTTATGCAACCACAAGGCAATATACCAGCAGGCATAAGTAACGTTGCCTCCTTCTGGCGTGCACCTGGCGACGACTACTCGCTGATGTATATCGTGGGTGTGCCTCCCTTGGTGAATGTAATTCGCCAGTAAACTCCCTTACTGTTCCCAATCCTTTAAAATTTGTGGGAATAGACATTAATTAACTCTATATTAGATAGTATTAGATCAAGTTTCTTTTTGGTTTTGGGTTTTATTCAGTAACTATCTGCCCTATTACACGGGTATTATTTCAAATTCTTGTCCCTTCTGGACTCTTTTCTTATTTTTGTCAGAGTCCGCAGGGGCTACCAGGTTTTTCGCAATTTTCCTGCTAACTGACAGTAATTGCAATTTCGAATTTGGG